CGCACTGCTAGCCGGAGACTAACCATCTAATGCTCCGCGCTAAGGTAGCACAAATCTTGCTTGTCGACTGTTTGTCCATACGGCCGGTCCAGAACGTGGATTGGGTCCCACACAACCCAATTGAACCCAAGTCTGGTCCAGACCTTGGCTAAGAACCCCTCTTCGTGCGGGAAGGAGATTCCCCTAACCAAACTTTCTTCAAGCTCCAACTGTGCACCCACATCGATGCCAAACGCCTTGGAAAATGAGATTCTGGCATCGTCCGATATGGGTCTAACTTGCTCCAAGACCTTGTGTATATCGGTACCGCCTAGAGATCTATACGCTTCAATGTGCCTCGCCTCAAGAAATTGCGTGGGGTCGGTTAGGTCTGGTACGTGCTGTAACTTCCTTAAGGCACCTGAGAAGTATGCCTGTAGTACTGGTACACCGATAGCCAGTGCAGTTTCACATTCCGCGATGGCCTTAAGGACGCGGACACCATGCCTAGCATAATCGCGGTAATGTCGATAACCGCTAAAAGCATAGGAAAGTGTCTTGAAAACATCCCTGACCATTACGTACTCCCTGCCATTAAAGACTGGGTGGCTCTGCCCGAATACCACCTCCTCGAGCAACTGAACAGGTTTCTCGACAGTCAGTTCTTGACCACTGACTGCAGATACGGCGGGGGCGAACTCGCGATAAAGCTCATCCGCACCCCGTCGCTCGACAAACACAAGACAATTGTCGCCGTCAGCTAGGACGTCCCACTTAGCGGAAAAGCCTCTATCCTTCAGCAGGTCCATGGCCGCGAAGACTGAGCCGAGCATCACCAAAGTGTTGCCCAAACCCGTATTGAAGTCCCCCGAAGCCCTGCATCCAGGCCTCTCATACTTGATTCCGCAACTCGTGACCCCCTTCAGCTTCTGTTGACATTTGAGTGTCGCCGCAAGCTCTGGATCGTCGCTGTATGCCGCCAGGTAAACCCCGTGCTCAAACTGGATCTCATCCAGGGTAACATGAGCCTCAAAGGCTATCCCGTCGACCTCGAAGACCGTGCATCCATGCCCTACCGCTTCCATCTTGTCCGCAATCAGCTTGGCACGCTTCTTGCCGTTCAATCCCTTCCCCACCACCCTGGTTTTACGCACTCCCCGGCATCGTGACTTCAGAGCCCTCCAAAAATAGCGCTCCA